GGGATTTTCGGGATGAGCGAGTTTCCCAATGATTTCATTCTATCTACCGTGTCCCCCATCTTTTTTGTGCGTTTCTGCGCCCCAATTCGCTCAAGCAGGTTCGGCTGCAAGTATTGTGATTCTTGGAATGGTTTGGCGTAAAAAGATTCCCACAAATCAAGCAGTTCTTTTGTTTTTTGAATCCCCACGATCCATCTTTCCGGTGAATTTCCGTATGGCAAGAATGGCAGAGAATCACACAATCTGTTGACGTATAATTCGGGTGATGACGCTGCAATTTCTCTGTTTTCCCACATTGCGCGCAACAAGCGCCACGTAAGCTGATTTTGCGATGAGTCAGCGTTCTGATTGTCGCTCTTTTCCTGATTTCCTCTGGAGTCATTTATTTGCCCAACCAAGTCCAACTCAAAGGGAATCCCATCATCCACTCCACAAAGCGCGGGTTCATCCGGCCACGCTTCCCAGCAATTTGGGCCATTTTCTCGGGCAGATTCGGGCTGTGATTCCCATTTGGTTTTGGCATCGCCGTTCGATAATCCCGCGCATTTGGCGTCGGCAAAGTCCCCGCGTGTTTTGTTTCGTATCCTCGAAAAACTGTCAGCAAATCGCCCCGCCCTCCACGCCCCGAATCCGTCCCCCTGGGCGTGGGCAACAATCCAGATGCGGTCCCGCTGGTGAGGGGCGCCGATGGCGCACGCCGGAACGCAATCCCATTCGAGATTATACCCGCTCTCGGCCAAGTCCCCACATACTTCTCCCATCCCGTCACCCAGCAGCGCTGCCACGTTTTCCAGCACCGCGAATTTTGGTCGTACCACGCGAATGGCTCGCACCAATTCCCTGTAGAGTCCCGAATGAATGCCGGAAATGCCGGCGCGCTTGCCAGCTCTGGAAACATCCTGGCACGGAAACCCACCACAGATGACATCGGCTTCACCCTCCCTAAATTCGGCGGTTGTTATATCCTCATCGCACGGCACATAAGGCCAATGCCTAGCCAGAACGCGGCGGCAAAATGGGTCAATTTCCACAAAGCGCACGGTTTTCATCCCCGCCCGCTCAAGGCCAAGACTGAATCCGCCGATGCCGCTGAAGAGATCAAGGACTCTCATTTTATCTCCCGGATATTCACCACTGTTCTCTGTTCAGCGCGCGCCTTGCACTGGACGTGAAAAATCTCATGCGTGAGGTGCGCTGGATCGTCGCCGGCGATGATGCCAAGCCCGTATGGATGGCGCTGGCTGCGCGGCTGGAGCACATCCAGGAGAGGCTTCAGGGAGGCTGTAAGGTTATCGGCATCACATTCCCTTATCCCGTACCTCCAGACCGTTATATGCGCCTTCTGGATAGGCTGTGTCGGTCCTGGCCCAATGATCTGCGCCACCTCTTGGGATAGCGCGTGGATGAGCTTGGATTGCTCCGCCCAGTGCAACCCCTTTTTGCGGTTGGGCAGCATGAGCGGCTTATTGAGGCGGAAGATATACTCTCCGGTCCGCGGCGGCTCTGGCGCCGTGTGATCGGCCTGGCGGCGCTGATATTCCCTATACCAGGACTCATCAAATCCCTTCATGGGCAGCCGCCTTCCTCTTTTCCGCCCGCGCGCCCTTGGCTGTGTGCGACAAATCAGAGGCCGTCATCGTCCACCCCTTGGCCTTGGCGATCTTTTCCGCGAGAGGCCAGAAGCGAGACGGGATTCCTCGGGATTTCCAGTGACTTATGCAGATTCTGGAAACGTTGAAGTCCCTAGCAGCATCTCCTGGAGCGAACCTTTCGAGAAATGATTTGTGGTCCATTTTTCGATGTTTCCAAATTTATATGGGATTCAATGGTTATCAGAAAAATTTGGAAATGTCCATTTTGGATTGCGTCCTACAAAAATTTTGATTATGATATTTTCTCTATAAAAATTAAGAATTTGCTGCAAAAACCATGACTAATCCATTGAAGGGATTACAAATGTCTGAAAGCATTGAGCAAGAAAATGATCGCATCGGCATGGAAACAGTCAAAAGCCTTCACGATAAGATGCAGATTCTTATGAATGAAGCCACGGGCTCCTTACCTCATACTGGCATTTGCATGTTCACATTTTTCACGGATGGCGATGACGTGCGGATTGCTCATATGTCGAACATGGAAAATGCCAATCTCACGGCTTTGATGAAAGAATGGATAATTTGCCAGGAAAAAGCGAATGGGCGAGATCGTATCAACTGACCCCGCCGCCCCGGTTTCCCTGCTGAATATCATAGCGGAGGCGTCGAGAAACCCGGATACCAATATCGCCAATCTCCAGGCGCTTTTGCAGATGCAGCGCGAGGTTATGGCTGACCAGGCCAAGATTGCTTATACCCGCGCGCTCTGGCGGCTGAAGAAAGACATGCCGCAAATCCCAAAAAACGGGGTTATTGACCTTGGATCAAAGGGAAAAATCAAATTCTCACGCTGGGAAGATATGGCCGATATAATCCAGCCGCTGATGGACCGCGAAGGCTTCACAATCTCTTTTGATACTGAAGAGCGCTCGCGTGAGGGTGGCGGTAGCGTTGTTATCGGCACGCTCACGCATATAGATGGCCACAGCAAGACGGCGCGTTTCAGCCTACCGCTGGATAGCGGGCCGGGCCGAAACAGCCTCCAGGCGGCCGGCTCCACGCTCTCCTATGGCAAGCGCTATGTGACGGAATTGCTCCTAAACATCGTGCGCCGCGGCGAGGATGACGACGCGCATACGGCCGGCATCCGATACATCACCGTTGATCAGAAAAACGAGCTGATCGCGCTGATGCAGGAAACCAAAACCGACACGAAAGCCTATCTGCGGCACCTCGGCGTGAACAGCCTGGATGAGATCGAACAAAAGCACGCTACCGCCGCTTTAAACGCACTTTTGGCAAAACAAGCGAAAATGAGGGCGGGAAATGAAGGAAATACAGGTTGAACAGGGCAGCGTTGAATGGCTCGCCGCCCGTCTTGGCATGCCCACGGCATCCAATTTCGACAGAATTCTGACCCCCGGAGGCAAACTCTCCACGTCATCGCGGAAATACGCCTTTTACCTCGCGGCTGAGAAGATTTTAAACCGCCAGCTCGAATCCATTGATCACCTAGAATGGGTGCAGCACGGAAAGATGTTCGAGGACACGGCGGCCAGCAATTATGCTTTTGTGCAGGACGTTCAGATTCGCCGCTGCGGCCTGATTACCACGGATAATGGCCTTGTCGGCGCCAGCCCTGACCGGCTGATTATCGGCTCAAATGGAGGCCTGGAGGTGAAGTGCGCCGCCCCGCAAACTATGCTCGGCTATATCGTTGACGGTTTCGGGGATGCCTATAAATGCCAGGTTCAGGGGCAGATATGGGTGGCAGAGCTGGATTACGTGGACCGCTACGCCTGGCACCCAGAATTGCCGCCGGTTCTCCAGAGAACCGAACGCGATGAACCGTTTATCAAGCTGCTGAGTGACGCGATCACTCAATTCTGTGATGATTTGGCGGAAATCATCCGCAAGGCCCGCGCGTCCGGATTTTTCGAGGAACGCCAGAAGCTGCTCACGGCGGTTGATGATGCCTATCAGCCGGAATAATTTTATCTAATTAGTATTGCATCACCATCGCCGATGTGTTTAATTCACAATGGCGATGGAGAGAGCAAATGCCTGACAAAATCCCAGAATTGACTCCGGTTTCCAGCTCGCATCTTGACGCGATTGGATATGACGATGCCAGCCAGACGTTATACGTTCGCTGGAAAAATGATCAGGTTTCGGCATATGACAACGTGCCTCCCATCATCGCCAAAGACCTCCAGAGCGCGCCAAGCATCGGCAAGGCGTTCAACGAGATGATTCGCGGCAAATATCAACACAATTATGTAGAGAGTTAAGACTAATGGCTAAATCGACTAAGACCACCGGCCCAATGAAGGCGTGCATTTACACGCGCGTCTCCACGGTTGATCAATCCACCGAGAACCAGAGCCGTGAATTGCTGGAGCTGGCGGAAAAGCGCGGCTGGACGGTGGTGAAGGAATACACGGATCACGGCATTTCCGGCGGCAAAGGACGCGAGGCGCGGCCGGGGCTGAATGCCATGCTCAAGGATGCGGATGCCGGGGAATTCCAGATCGTGCTAATTTGGGCGACGGATCGCCTTGGCCGGTCTCTCGTGAACCTGATTCACACGCTCCAGGATTTGGAGGCGGCAAAGGTCGGGCTCTATATCCATACCCAGAACCTTGACACCACCACGCCGGCGGGGCGCGCGATGTTCGGCATGCTTGGCGTGTTCGCGGAATTCGAGCGCTCCATGATCCAGGGTCGCATTAAGGCGGGATTGGCGCGGGTGAAGGAAGAGGGCCGCCGGCCTGGCCCCAAGGGCATTGAGGTGAGCGATCCGGCGCGTTACCGTCGCGTCGTGGAATTGCTCGCGGGCGGCATGCGTCCGTGGGTGGTTCATAAAACCACCGGGACCGGCCATTCCACGGTGTTGCGTATCCGCGACGAGATTCGCGCTGCGGCTGAGTAGAGTTCAATAGGGAGGGAGCGCCAATGAACGATTTTTTTGATGATATTCACACCATAAATGCTTTTTGGGAAAAATTTAAAGAAGACATCCTCAAGGATGCTGGTGAGAGACAGGTGGATACCGCTAGAACTATATTCTACGTGGCCTGCTCTGGGATGTATGCGATATTGAAATCAAATATGTTCGATGAAGACCGGGATATTCATCAAAAAATTGCATTTATGAAAAATATTGAAGTTGAGATACTTAAATTCGGAGATAAAATTTTTCACCCTGATCCTGCACCCTTAAAACACTGAGGAAAATCATGCACCTTTTGAAAATTTTCACGCAAGGAATTGGCGAATCTCTACTTCTAAGATTCAAAAGTGAAGCGACGGCGAGGGCTCTACGTGAGCAAATCCAAGAGGCCATGGAAAGGACGAGTGGAATCGTCCCGAATCCAATAGAGATAGAGGATGACTTTGGGCTATTCGTTAGAATTCCTCCATACGGCGTTCTTCTCGTGCAGCAGATAGATTTTGAAAAGGCCATGGAGGGTGACGCGACATGGCAATATAATCAGAAGAAAATCCAGGATCGTGTAATTTCGCGCCTGATGGCAGAAAAACCCATAATCGTGCCGCATGGCGGAGCAAATGGGCGAAAATCATTCTAGTTTTATCTTGATGGCTAGGGAGACGCTTTGATATTGGCCGGAAATGGCCTCCAAATCCGGAAAATGGCTCAGGGCGTTCTCTCAGTTTATCGCGAACCTGCGGATTGACAGTAAAGAGTCCGCAGCGGAATCGCCTGAAGAGGGTACGAAACTTGATCTTTGGGAGAGCCAGAGACGCGCGCTAGATTTTATCGGCGGCGGCCTGGATGACGGAATCCATATCTTTGTCATGCTCAAGTCGCGACAGCTTGGCATTTCAACGATAACTCTGGCCATTCTTCTCTTCTGGCTGGCCATTCATCCCCGCATATTCGGCGCCCTCGTCATCGACAATGACAAAAATAGCCAGGGTTTCCGCGACATCCTCACGCGATATATGCACAGCTTCCCAAACAATTATTTTGGGAAAGCGTTCACGATCACCAAAAACAATTCTGCTTTCCTGGAATTCTCAAATGGTTCCAGATTGGATTTTCTGGTGGCAGGGAAGTCCAAGACGACATGGGGCGAGTCCCGAGCCTATACCGTGGCGCTTCTATCTGAGGTTTCCAAATACGGCCGCGTCGAGGGCTTGAATTCCTTTATGGAAACGCTCTCCATGGATAACCCGGATCGTCTGTATCTGTTCGAGAGTACGGCACACGGGCAAAATCACTGGCGCGGAATGTGGGATGACGCCGGCGAGGATGTTTACGTCAAACGCCGTCTTTTCTGCGGCTGGTGGAGCAAGCCGCTAAACCGCATTGACCGGAAAGACCCAAGATTCCGGGTTTTTGGCGCGTCTCCTCCTTCAATGCGCGAGAAGGAGAAAATCGAAGCGGTCAAAGATCAATATAATTGGGTCATCACGCAAGAACAGCTCGCGTGGATCAGGTGGAAGGAATCGAATAAGACCGTCACAAGGGAAATGCTGGATGAGAGCCAACCTTGGACGGCGGAAGACGCCTTTGTTTCCACCGGCATGTCATTTTTCCAGGTGCGCAAGGTAACTGAAGACCTGGAGCGCGCGAAAGAAGCAACATCCCTCTGGTATCGCTATTACCACGGCAACAGCTTCATGGCCTCGAAAACAGAGCAAATCCTTACCCCAGACCGCCGACAGGAGGTGGATTTGCGGATATGGGAAGAGCCCGTTCCGGGCGCGCGCTATGCCATCGGATTTGATCCTGCTTATGGCCGCAATGACAACGCCGATAATAACGTAATCTGTGTGGCACGCTGCTTTGCCGATAAATGGGTTCAGGTGGCGGAATACGCCAGCAATAAGCATTCGGCCGGTCAATCATCTTGGGTAATGGCCCACCTCGCCGGCATGTATCAAAACTGCATCGTTAATCTGGAGGTGGGCGGGCCAGGCGATCAGGTTATTATGGAGCTTAATTCCCTGCGCCAGCAGCTCCGCTCTGAAGAATACCAAAAGGCGATGAAAATGCCGCCTGGAGCCGCGAATTTCCTAGAAACCATGCGTTGGTATCTCTACCACCGGCCGGACTCCATGGGCGCCGGATATGTCTATAACTGGCAGACGACCGTGAGAACAAAATTCCGTCTCCTAGGCGGATTCCGTGATTCCCATGTGACAGATCAGATCGTCATAAATTCCGTTTTTTGCCTGCGCGAGATGTATGAGGTGACACAGGAAGGCGCGGAAATTGGCGCACCTGGAGGCCTTCACGATGATAGGGTTTTCGCCGCGGCGCTGGCCGATGAATGCTGGAAGAGCTGGATTCGACCGTCAATGATCGCGCAGGGACTCACATATGACCGGGCAATGCGCGCTACGGATCACGTTGAGTCCAAAGTTTCTGACATCCTGAATAATTCCGTCATGCGCGCGCTGAATGCGCCGAAACCAGAACCGCCCGTGAATAAATTCCTCCAGGATCG